CCTCATGGCTGGCCCTACCGTCACATTGGTCGAGGTGAGAGAGTGAAAACCCTGCCCACTGCACTAGCCACCCACGTAGCCGGTGGCACAACCACTTTGGCTGATCTGCTGAAAATCACCCGCAAAGACGGCCAGGTGTTTGCATGGACCAGCGCCGCTGATGATGTGACTATCAGCAGTGTGCTCTATAAAGCCGCGCAAGGTTTGAACATCAGCAGCATGGAGCACAGCGCCGGGTTGAATGTGGACAACCTTGAGTTAACCACCTTGGACGATGGCACTGTGTTCACCAAGCTCGATGTGCTGTCAGGCCGGTGGCGCAATGCAGACTTTGTGATAAGCCGCTACAACTGGTCCAGCCCGAGTGATGGTGTAGAGGTTCGCATGACAGGCACCGTGGGCGAAGTGCGCTTGCACCGTGGCTATATCACCGCCGAGCTGCGCGGCCTGCAACAGTATTTGCAGCAGCCCATTGGCAGCGTGAGCAGCAAAACATGCCGGGCGCGGCTGGGGGATGCGATGTGTACCAAAAACTTGAGCAGCTTTACCTTTACCGGCAGCGTCACCACCGCCACCAGCGCTCAAGTGTTTACCGACAGCACCAAGGCCCAGGCCGCAGACTACTTTGCAGAAGGGTTGCTCACTTGGACCAGCGGCCCCAGCAATGGCCTGGTGGTCAAGGTCAAATCATTTGCTGCCGGGGTGTTTACCCTGAGCCTGCCCATGCTTTCCACCGTATCCGTGGGCCACACTTTTAGCGTGGTGGCCGGGTGCCAAAAGCGCCTGACCGATTGCAGCACCAAATTCAGCAACGTGTTGAATTTTCAGGGTGAGCCGCATCTGCCGGGTATTGACGAGGTGACCAAATGAGCACCCGAACCCAAGTTGTTGAGGCCGCCCGCGCATGGGTTGGCACCCCGTTTCACCATCAAGCCCGATTGAAAAATGTGGGCGTGGACTGCGTTGGCCTGGTTATTGGTGTGGCGCGTGAACTGGCTTTGATTGATGCCGCGTTTGACGTAGTGGGTTACCCCCGCGTGCCCGATGGCACCAGCCTCATGGGTATTGTGCGAGAGCATATGACCGAGATAGACCGCAGCGTCATGCAGCCCGGTGACGTGGTGGTGGTGTCATTTGATCGTGACCCCCAGCACCTTGGTATTTTGGGCAACTACCGTCACGGTGGTTTAAGCATCATCCACGCCGCTGGCCTGACCGGGCGCGTGATTGAAACCCGGCTAATGTTCACCGAGCAAATGAAGTTTGTTGCGGCCTTTGCGCTGCCGGGAGTCGAATAATGGCGCAGCTTGTTGTTGCCGCTGCGGGTGCCACTATTGGCTTTATGGTGGCTGGGCCTACCGGGGCGCAGATAGGCTGGGCCGCTGGCAGCATGATTGGCGGGGCTATGTTTGCACCCACCCAAAAAAGTGCAGGCCCGCGCCTGGATGACCTCAAGGTAGGCACTAGCCAATACGGAACACCCATCCCCTACGTGGCAGGCTCACCACGCATTGCGGGCCAGATCGTGTGGGCCAGCGCCAAGCGTGAGATTGCCACCACACAGAGCGCAGGTGGCAAAGGTGGCGGCGGCAGCGAATACACCAGCTACACCTACGAAGTTGACTTGCTGATTTTGCTGACGGATAACCAAATCGCAGGCGTGCGCCGCATTTGGGCCAATGGCGAGGTGATTTGGAGCGCGGTGGCATCGGCTGGTGTAGCCACATTAACCGCCAGCGCCAATTGCACCGCATGGTCACGCATGACCATTTACACCGGGACACCAGGGCAACTGCCAGACCCAACTTATGAGGCCGCAGTAGGCACTGCAAATGCACCCGCGTACCGTGGCCGGGGAGCGGTGTTTATACAGGGATACCAACTTGGCAGTAGCGGGCAAATCCCCAACCTGACATTTGAAGTGGTGGCAGACGGCACTATCACCACATCCAATGTGGGCGATGGCCTGCTGTGCCATTTTGACGAGATGAATGGCGCAAAGGTACGCAGCCAGTTGGGGCCAGATTTAACGGCAGGCACGGCACTTATAACCAGCCCTTCCAAGTTTGGTGCGCAAGCTGGAGGGGCTGGAAGTTACTCATGCACTACCGCCACCGGCACCCTGAACACAAATAAAAGCTGGCGGGCAGAGGGGTGGTTTTACCCCACCTATTGGCTAAACACGTATGTCCCGCTATTTAGTTTGTCAGACAACGCATTAAACAGTTATGCACAAATTGCTTTAACTTTCCAATTTGGATATTTGTCGTACCAATTTAACACTGTGACAGAGACAACCGGGACATCCGGTCAAAATGGATGCCCATCTAACGGGATCGCAACGCTGAACTCATGGAGCCATTTTGCAATTGAATACAACGCCATCACAAAACAAACGGTGATTTTTCAGAATGGGTATCGTGCCTTTGCTCTTTCAGGTGAGCAATATGATGTGGGTGCGGTGTTTAATAATATTTCCGTTGGTGGTGCAAACGGGTACTGTGACGAGTTTTTCTACCGGGAAATTCCAAATAGTGAACTTTACGGTGTGGTGTCAGATGGTTCATTTGCCTACACCGTACCAGCCGCGCCGTTTAACTCAAACAACACGCAGCTTTATGCCATAGAGCCAAACACCGTAACTGTGCAGTCGGTGGTGGGGGCTATCACAGACCGCACCGGCATCACAGGCGCACAGTACAGCACCACGGCCTTGAGCACCATCACCCGCCCGGTGCGTGCTATGAGCATCAGCCAAGTCAGCAGCGCCCGCACCGTGCTGGAAATGCTTGCATCGGCTTATCATTTTGACGCGGTGTTGTCAGACAAAATCTACTTTAAACCCCGTGGCGGCAGTGTTGCAGCCACCCTGACGTTTGACGAATTTGGCGTGGCCCAAGACGGCCAGCAAGACTGCCTGCCGCTAATGACCGCCAACGAGTTGGAAATACCCGCGCAGCTTGCCATCACATTCAGCAACACGGATGGCGACTACCAAACCGATACCCAATACTCTGACCGCCTGCTAACCGGACAGGAAAGCACCAGCGCCGTCACCCTGCCGCTGGGCTTTACCGCCAGCGAGGGCAAGCAAATTGCAGACGCGCTACTGCTGGATAAAGCTGTGGGCGCACTCAGCACCACCGTGGGCGTGTGCATGGCTCGCACTGCCTTGGAGCCGACTGATGTGCTGGTGCTCACCGGGGACGATTCCAGCACCTACCGCATGCGCGTAGTCAAGCGCAGTGAGGCATCTGGCGTGATTACCCTGGACTGCGTGGCCGACGATGCCACCGTGTTTACCCAAAGCGGCACCACCAGCGGCGGCACCGGCACCCAAACCACCGTGGCGGCACTGGCTACCACCACGCTCAAGCTGCTAGACATCCCGCTGCTCAATGATGCGCAAGACGCGCCGGGGCTGTATTACGCGGTAACCGGCAGCGCGGCTAACTGGACGGGTGCCGCTATTTATGACAGCCTGGACGATGTCACCTATACCCAGCGCACCACCGCCAGCAGCCAAGCGCCCATGGGCACCTGCACTACCACCTTGGGCGCATGGACCGGGGGAAACACCTTTGACGAAACCAACACCGTCACCGTGAATGTGGGCCTGCAACAGTTGGTAAGCGTCACATGGTCAGATATTCTGGCAAACGGGTCCACCAATGCCGCCCTGGTGGGTAGCGAACTTATTCAATACCGGGTAGCCACACTGGTAAGTGCTGGCGTCTATACCCTTAGCGGCCTGTTACGCGGGCGCAAAGGCACGCCCAGCACCGGCCACATCGCATCAGAGCAATTTGTCGGCCTTGGCACTAACGGCATGGGATACCTCACGCTGCAAGCGGGTGACTTGGCACGGGCGCGATATTACAAAGGTGTGAGTGCTAGCCAAGCCCTGAGCGCCGTCATCGCGCAAAGCATTACCCCGCTGGGCAACACCCTGAAACCCCTGGCCCCGGTAGATGCCCGCGCCAACCGCAACGCCACAGACACGGTGATAACTTGGGCACGCCAAACCCGCCTAAGCACCCGCATAGTGGGCACATTGCCCATGAGTATCCCGCTGGGTGAGGCTACCGAGGCGTATCAGGTAGAGGTGTGGGATAGCGGCTACACCACGCTCAAGCGCACACTGACTTCCAGCACACCGACAGTCACCTACACCAACGCAAACCAAGTCACAGACTTTGGCAGTGGTCAAACCACGATTTACCTAAAGATTTATCAACTGAGCGCCACCGTAGGCCGGGGCAACGCATTAACCGTGAGCATCTAAAACCATGCAGACCATTACCAGCGCACAGGCCAGCCCCGAGGTGGCTATTAACGAGAACTTTGAAGCCCTGGCAGACTTGGCCGTGTACGCCAAAAAAGCCAGCACTACCACCGGCCTCACGTGGGGCTACTACGGTGGCCGCTGGGCAGGCTTTGCGGTGACAGACGGAACGCTTACCCTTACCGCAAGCGCAACAAATTACATCGTCGCGGCCAAGGCTACGGGCGTACTGAGTGTGAGCACCGCCACAACCAACTGGGCAGACACCACCAACTACGCCAAGGTGTACCAAGTGGTGACCGGCACCGCCACCATCACATCGTCAGCCAGTTACCGCGTGGGCGGCAGCGGGGTGATTCTGTGAGCAAACTAACCGAGTCCGACTTGATGGCCCTGGACGAAAAAGTGGCCGAGAAGGTAGACATTGCCACCGACAAACTCAACCGCCGCCACACTGACACAAGCTGGCACCTTAAAAAAGAAATCAGCCTGAGCGTCATCATCAGCGTGATCGGCGTGGCTGTGGCCGGCATGACTGCCTACAGCGACTTAAAGAAAGACATTGCGCTTATCAAGTCTGACGTGATCAGCCTGCGCGAAACCGACCACGAAACCCGCGAAACCCTCAAAGAAACCGTGGTGCGCTTTAACCTGACCATTGACAAGATCGACGCCAAGCTAGACCGCATCATTGAAAAGGCCAAGCCATGAACTTTGACCAAGCCATGACCCAACTGCTGCGCTTTGAGGGCGGCTACTCCAACAACCCGGCAGACAACGGCGGCGAAACAAACCATGGCATCACAAAAGCCACCGCGCTGGCATTTGGCTACACCCGCCCCATGCGCGACATGCCCCGCTCATTTGCTGAGCTGGTCTACCAAAAAGCCTACTGGAGCGCCTGCCGGTGTGATGACTTGCCCGCATCAATTAGGTATGACGTGTTTGACGCGGCAGTCAATTCAGGCCCTGCACAGGCAATCAAGTGGCTGCAACGTGCAGTCAATGTGGCTGATGACGGCATCATAGGCCGCGTGACCCTGGCCGCGTGCAACGACACCCCGCACATCAACAGCAAGTACAACGGCCAGCGCCTTATGTTTATGACTGCACTGCCAAGCTGGGGCGTGTTTGGCAAAGGCTGGGCCAGGCGCATTGCCGACAACCTGATGCGGGGCGCCACATGACCCACGGCAAACATCACATACCCCACACCCTGCAAGACCAAATCCGCGAGCTGGAAAGCCTGCTGCACAACCGCAAGCGCAGCTTGGAAACCGAAGCCCAAGTGGCCCGGCTAGAGCAGGCCATTGCCGACAGCAAACACAAAATTCGCCGCGACAAGTGGCACCGCGAGCAACCCCCAACCTAAAGGAAACCACCACCATGAAACGACTCATTGCCCTTACCGCAGCCGCTTTGTGCGTGTCTGCCATTGCTGCTGACCTGCTGCTATCCCCAGGCGGAACGGCAAGCATCACCGCCACCTGCATAAGCTGCCCACCGCCGCCGCCACCGGTGGAAATCATCAAAGAAGTGCCTGTGGAAGTAAAAGTGGCCAGCCCACGCCCAGGCAACGCGCATGCTGTCTACCACCCCGATGCAGTCAAGAAAAACGGCTATGCCAACTGCATGACCTGCCACAGCCCAACATCCACCACCCCAGCCAAAGTGGGTGTTGCAGGTTCATTCATTTGCAGCCAGTACGAGTTTTGCACAAGCGGCTTGATCGGCGGCAAGACTGAATGCAAGATTGGCGTGACTTGGAATGATGTATTGACAGGCGACCCGGTAATTGACCCCATCACCAAGGACCGCATTGTGTCTGGTGGCAAAGTTGGCGGCTATGCGCCTGGTGCAATTCCTGCGTGTAGGGACTGCCATTACCCCCATGCCACGATCAAAGAGCCACCTAAAAAGAGCATTCACTTTGGGTGTCTTGATTGCCACAAAGGTGTGGGTAATGAAGACTTGAAGCCGGGTATCAAGAAATAATGGACTGGCTTAAAACACTGGCCCCCCTGTTGGGCACAGCGCTGGGCGGCCCCCTGGGTGGGGCGGCTGCCAGTTTCATTGCCGACAAACTTGGGATCGAGTCCAAAACCATTGACGCGGTAAGCGAAGTGCTTAACAGCGGCAAAATGTCACCCGAACAGGTAAGCGCCCTCAAATTGGCCGAACTTGACTTTAAGAAGTTCTTGGAAGACAACAAAATCAAACTGGCCGAGCTTGAATTCAAGCAAGACGAGCTGATCGGCAAAGACCGCGCCGACGCCCGCGCCATGCAAGTGGCCACCCACAGCAAAATGCCAGCCATTCTTACCATCATGGTAACAATCGGGTTTTTTAGCGTGCTTGGTGCGCTGCTGATGATGCCCGAGCTTAAAGCCAACGAGATTGTGCTGGTGATGGTAGGCCAGCTCAGCGCCGTGTGGGGCGCGTGCGTGGCCTTCTACGTATCCACCACGTTTAACAGTGCCAACAAAACCAAAATGCTGGCTGAAAGTTTGCCGGTGAAGTAGCTTCCACATCGGATTTCGTTTAACGGGCAATGACCCGCCAATAGTTTCGCTTAGCCCCCAGCCCTCACGGGTTGGGGGCTTTTTGCATTTTGAGCCCCATTTTCTCAAGCCACGGCCAGCCCGCGTATTTGTTGCCGGTCTGCTTGTATTGGGTGTAGCGCTGCAATGACTTCCACGACCGGTGGCCAGATACGCAGGCCACGCGGGGGATGCTCCAGCCCAGCTCAAACAGGCGGCTGATACCGTCGTGCCGCAGGTCATGAAAGTGCAGATCCTCAATCCCCAGAATGATGCAGGCGCGGGCAAACGAGGTGCTGATGCTCTCGGCGTTGTACGGCCAGATCACACCCTGGGTGGCCGGCTGCAGCTCGATCAGCTGCAAGGCTTCGGGGGTGAGGGTAGTGGTTACGTCGTTTCCGATCTTTTCGCCCGGGTTTTTCATGTCGCGCACAATAATTTCCAGCCCGGCCTTGTTCAGGTCTTTGCCCACCATGCGGGTGATTTCCTCTTGGCGGCGGGTGCTGAAGATGGCAAACAGGATGATGCGCCGCATGGGGATAGCGTCTTTGCGCTTGAGTTCGACCACGGTGTAGTGGGCCATCAGCTGGTCCAGCTCGGCCAGGGTAGGGCGCCGGGTGCGTTCTTTGGACTTGGCCGTGAGCCCCAGTTTTTTGAGCACCACACGGGCGTCATTCATGGCCTGCATGTCCAGCGGGTAGCCCCAGGCGGGCTTGGCCACGCTGAACACGGCCGCCAGGTGCGACATATAGTTGCCCACGGTCTGCGGCTGTGCCGTGATGGACTGGGCATATTTCACCAGCTCTTGGCTGGTGATCTGGGAGCAGCGTAACGCCCCCAAGCTAGATGCCTTGATGGTGCGCAGCACCTGGTCTTTGGTCTTGCCGTGCGCACGCAGGGTGTCGGTGTTGTAGGTGTCAATCACTGAGGCCAGCGTGGGGTCGGTGGGCTTGTCCAGGGCGCCGGGCAGGGCCAGTTCGGCCTTGCGTTTGTGCAGCCAAGCCACGGCAGCGGGCTTGCGGTCAAATGTTTTAGACTCGGTGTAGACGGACTTGTCACTTTTTTTGAGTCGAATCTGCGCGGTGTGCCCCATGGTGCCGTCGCCCCGCTTGCGTGATGTGATGCCCATCTGCCAGACCCTTTTCAGTGCTACGCCGTTTTTTGATGTAGCACGAAATGTAGCACTCAGGATTAGAAAAAGCACATAATGCGCGTAAACGAGATAGAACAAGACGAAAAAAAGAGCGCGGTTTTCATTGGGAAAACCGATCTTCAGAGGAGACATCGGTTAAGTGTCGCGCCGATGATGGATGGGAAAGACACAAAGAAAAAACCCAATCAAATCATTGCGATATTGATTGGGTTGGTGCTGCGTAGCACTGATGTAGCACTGGCTACCCCGTCAACTGCTTCAATTCCTTGACTGCAGCCGCCTGGCGTTCGTCCAGGTACTGGGCCAAATCGTTCAGGTGCACGCCCTTGGCGGCTTTCTGGGAGCCTGGCTCGATGCGCACCAGGGGTATCTTGATCTCGCCCAGGGAGACCTTGCGCAGGAACTTGTCGAGGGTTAGGTGGGGGAAGTAGTCGCGCACCACAGTGCCCGCTGGAATGACGGCCTGGGCGTTGTACTGGGCCATGAGTAAAAAGGCGGTATTCATGCAATGGTCTCCCGATACAGCGTGTGAAATCGCGCCAGA